TACTGCAGTTGTACCAAGATTCGTTGTCACACCGGCCTTTGCCCACAGGCTGTAGATGTAGGTATCAACTGTATCTGACAGCTGATATGAAGCGTCGTCGATTACGGCCTGCGTGATATCAACGTTTGACTGAGCAGCGTCGATGTCGTCCACTTTGCAAGACCAGATTTTCTTCTTGTCCAGGATAAGCCACTGGGCTGCCCCCGTCAAAGAAGAATACGTGATTACACTGTCAGGATCGTAATCAGAAACCGTAACCGGGGAAATTGAGTTAATCTTGACTCTATCACCATCGTTGGCAATGAGCCCCTCATAATTCCTGTTGACAATCTTCAGAGCTGTCTGGTTTTTACGGTTGGCAATAACAAGTTTCTTTTCCCAATACATGGGCACGAAATTCTGAAAAGACATGTTTCACTCCTATTCAAGTTGTGCGTCTATTGTCATGTCTTTAAAGCTTTCATAGACGCGGTTACTTCTTCCATATGAGCATCCATCTCATCAGATGACATGGACCTAATTTGATCGAGTGTATAAACCGGCCTTGCAGCAGTCTGCCGGTTGCTACTCTTTGCTCCCCCTGCTTGCGTATTTTTCTGAAGATCAGGACGGCTTTCTATCACCTTCTTGATCCCCTTATCAAAATCTATCTCGTCCTCGCCATTGACGAAGACCACTGTTTCATCTTCCGCGAGCTTTACTTTACCCTGGGCAATAAGTGTTTCTGCCAATAAATCATGGCCAAAAATCTTGTCGCGCAGTGCCTCAGTAAGTTTGGCCTTGATGGCCCTGCTGTCTGACACCATTTTTACTTTTGATGCCTCAGCAGTCTTTTCGGCAAGAGCCTCCTGCGCCTTCTTGAATTCCCGGCGCAACTTTTCAATTTCAGGATTAGGCAGATTGGTATCTGGCGCTGGGGCCGCGGTAGCCTTTTGCTTTTCAAACCATTCAGCAAATTCTTCCGGGTCCTCGCCCTCGTAGCCAAACTCTGTGAGCTTTTTCTTTAGAGCCTTTAAAGTAACTGCTTCACTATTAGCTCGCCGAGACTTGCCTAAGAGGCTACCAATTTGCTCTATCTGCTCTGCTGACTTTATCTGCAAATCATTTACATACTCAATGATTTCAGCAGCTTGCGGAGATTGTGAAAGAGCAGCCTTCAACTCATCCAATGACTTAAACATATACCCTCCAGGGGTGTTGTGTGCGCCAAGGCACGTGGTACTACATACAGTATACAGGTTATTAAAAGGTTATTACGAAAATATTACTCTTCTACGTTATTTGGTGGAACCTGGGCCTCCTCTTCACTGTCGGTATTACCCTCCATCATAGGTGCTACAGTAGGCTCGGCAGCCACGGTTGCTACCACCTCTTCCTCTTCTTCATACTCTTTCTCTATTGCTTCTAGCACCTCGGCCATATCCTCTTCTGAATCATCAGACATAAGAAGTTTTGTTATCTTCTTATATACCACTTCCTTCAAGGCATCCGGCGGTTGCATATCTACTATAGTCTTCAAGGAAGTGATGGCCTGCATCCTATCTCCAGGCTGGTAAGTAGTAGGATAATCAACGGCATACATATAGTTTTCACCTGTATATAGGCTGAGGATATACATGATATCCTGCTCAAGTTTCGTAGCAATCTTAGCAGTCTTTCTTAACTGATTCTCGACTGACCAAAACTTCCACGCCAGTGCTACACCAGAAGGTGATGTCTTAGTCTGCATAGCGTGTACTCCGACCTGGTCCGCGCTACGGAACAACTCTTCCATATAATATTCATTATTAGATACTAGAGTGCTAAGTATGCCTGCATCAGGACTGATAAACCCAGGTGCCATGGAGGCGCCCATGGGTACGGCGATGGCGTTGTGGTTTGAGATGGTGATATTGCCCCCCGGATCGCTTTGGAAGTACAGTATGGAAAACGCCTGGCTTCTTTCCAAATCCCGTATCTCACTTGAGTGGTTGTAGATAAGGTGATTCATCCTCGCGATATCATAGAGAGGCGGATCTACTAGGACACTCTGATTATTGGTACGTGTGGTAGCGTATGATAGTGCCACTGGCAATACACCCAAGTTGTGGTATATCCTTGGCTCTGCTTCATGCCACTTTAAATCCTCAGCATTATTACCTTGCTTGGCCTTCTCCATGACTACTGAGTACATGTCCGTCCAAGCACGCGCTCTATCATATACGTTGTTACCCTCTTTACGACAAGGCTCAGCAAACCATATCTCCAACAATTTTCCTATATCGTCTACTATTGAATTGACTACCTCAAACGCCATTTTACGAACACAGTATGGATAGGTACGCCTATTGATTGCTTCCTCTACTGTATCAGGCTGTTCTTCCGCCTTGAAATTGTCTACTAGCGTGAAGCATACACCGTGTAGGCGTGTCTTAGATACAGTCTCCGCGGTATAGTCCTGCATGGTAGTGCCTGCAGCGTCCACATCTTCCAAGAAGGCACGGGCGATAGGCGCCCCATCTTCAGCACCAGTCTCATCAGTGATTACGCGTGGTGCTTCTTCAGCGAATACCGGATCCACCAAGGCTGATACTATAGGCCTTGTATAGTTACAGTAGACGCTGAAGTCCCGGCGCTTCCTGTAAAACATTTCCCTGTCGTGTGGTATTAAGAAACTTCCATCCCGGAAACCTTTCGTCCCATAAAATGCGCTGTCCATGAATTCGTACATATTTTGTGACAAAACTGATGAATAAAAATTTGTATCAACTACCGCTGGGCTACCCCCTGCTGAAGAGGTGTCAAAATGATCCTCACTACTAGTTACACGGACTACATCTGCCATATGATTTCTCCTTATAGTTGTTTATAAATGTAATCTCATTGAAGATGATATCTTTACGTTAGCCATGCAAGAGTAGGCGCCTGATACACTATCAATCTGATCGTCCCATGGATGCGTCATATCAGCACGAAACATACTACACTCATTAAGGAAGGCAGGCGTCCAATGTGCCTGCACCACCTGTACCTCACCAAGTTTAGCACGTGATACCCAAGGCATAGCCCTCGCCATCTTAGTACCAGTAGGCCTTTGTGCTATGATTGAAAAACGTCTTAGTTTAGGCTCCCTTGCCAAATCATCTATGACTGCCTTCTGCGCCGCTACATCTTCTATCCCTATCTTCACCCCTATACCATCAGCCAGTGCCTGCTCAATCATTATGGCCCTCAAGTCAGGATACTTTGCCTTTACCCGTACTATATTAGCCACAGTAAATTTGGTACCACTTATCAAACACAACGCGCCCACACTCCAGTCACTCTTCTTCTTATCGGCAAAAGCCAAATCCCAGAATCTTACACCTTCTGAAACACTTAATGGGGGTATCATCCTGAAGGTGGAAGCGTCTATCACTTCACCCTTGAATTCAATAATCTTGGCGTCCAACTCCTGTGCTGCAAACGCGTCAGTATACTGATCCCTTAGAGTTTGTATAAGCTCATCATCTATAAAAGGATTCTCGGCTGTACGCTGTATTATAAGCCTGCAATTCTTATGTCTTCCTACTAACTCTTCCACCCAGTCCTTACCATTAGGGGAAGAGGTGATGTGTATCTGTCTATTCTTTCCTTCTGACATTCTACCAAGTACGATGTCATATACACGACTATCCTGGTCCCTCGCCTCATCGATGTACACATCAGATACTCCTAGTCCTCTCAGCTTATCATATCGCTCTGATGAGCGCATATGTATGTACGTACCTTTTACTACCAAGTTATAGTCGGATAGATTTAGTTTATATTCTTTACCTTCCTCCCACCCAAACGCTGGTAGTATCTCCCGGAATGTAGCTATCACCACATCTCGCGCCTGCGTATAGTCCACACTCATGATAAGTTGTTTGCGTCCACGAAGAGCATTCAGTATTGCCTTGATACATGCTACCCTTGTTTTTCCGCTTCTGACTCCACCGCGGTACACTATAAGCTGCTCAGGAGCCTCTAGGAATTCCTGTTGCTTGACTGATACCGGTATATGTATTAATCCATCACCCACGTTTCTTCCTATTAGCCTGACTGGACAGTATGGCCCGTGCCTGTGCTTCAGCCTTCTGTTTACCATCAGGCCCTGTATGGCAAGCGCCCATCCTGCCCCACTTATATCCAGACTTACCGTTTTTCGTGCACTTCATGATCGGCATAGCATCACTCCAACTTATATTTCTTTAACTCTTCCATCACATCTTCGGAAGTCAGCGTATCAAGGAATGCTTCCCTCGCCGCTAATGTAGCCTTCTCTCGTAGCCCACACAGAGTAGAATGTGCTTCTACTATATTCATGTACTTATCCATGTCTTGATACTTTGAATCCTTTTCCAAATTTTCTACGACACTATCCACTATACTGGATAATGACAGTACTGCTGAAGCCAACTTTGTTTTCTCATCTACTGTAGCAATCACCAGATTAATATCGATACTACCCTCAGGTAGCTGATGTTGTTGCTTCCCCACTGATATCCTTGTCAGCATCCCGCTTAGGTGGTTGCACAACTTCAAACACGATATTGATAGGTGCCTGATTAACTGTAGCCCCATTTGACGTAACATCGACATGCTGTACCTCCAAACCAGATATCCTGGCCAGTGTGTCTATCGCCTTCAACTTATCGTACATGGTTATAGTCAGTCCGCTTTTAGACTTCTTCACAGACTGGACAGCCCGCGTATCTATATCCTTAAAGTCCTTTATTTGCACATCACCAGCATTTACATCCACCGCGGTACGTATATCAGCATAGGCGATATTAGTCAACTCTTCTATCAGGCGTCCGCGGCGTTTCTTTAAGTCTTCTGAAGCCGCTTCAGACATAGTAGCCAGTGCTGTCTGTACCTCTGGATCGTGTAGGATACGCCATGCAGCCTGTCTTTGGGTATTGCGACAGCGTCCATTGCTATTGAAGCCAGCTTTAGCGGCAGCATCTAATGCCTGTCCACTTGCCCAATATTCTTCAGCGAAGCGCTGATATCGTGGGCGTAGCACTAATGGGCGCTTACGTTGTAATGCGCGTTGTTTTTTGTTGGTAGGCGGATTTTGCTGTGCAGAAGATATAATTGTATCAGCACCCACCAGGGGCGTTAATTCATCCATCGGGTACCCTCCAGGGGCGTTGTGCACTCCAAGGTGCGTATTGAAGCTGTATACTATTAAAAGGTTATTAGAAGATTATTATGTAGGCAGTCTTACTTTACGGCCAGTCTTAGCATCTACGCGTACCACCTTCTTACGCCCATGCATCCAAGCAGGCAGCACATTAGTGCCCTCCATCATCCCCAGCGTGTTTGCGATCACCATACTCTTATCAAGCTCTTCTTTGTACACACTGTCATACAGCAATTCGTATGCAAGACTACGCTGCTTTTTACCTATGCTATACTGGTGTCGACTACGGTTAGGTAGGTATACACGCATACGTTTCTGGCCAGGCTGGCCCCTCAGGTTATTTATACGCAGTCGCTCATACTGTGATGCAGGTGCCATAGTACCAATATTCATAGCATCGATAGGTATATCTGGATTATTGATGCGCTGGTATGTACCCATCACCCACCTCA